AAATGCAAAGAACTTTATAGCAGGAGTTGCTTCTACTAGTAACTCCTACTATTCGTTCGTTGGACTTCCAAATCCAACTGATTATGATACTGACTGGAATACAAGTCCACCTTCACCTGTGGATAATTTTAATCAAGAGAACAATCATTGGGACACAATGATTGCATTGAAAAAAATATCCAAAGCAGATGTAAGACAAGTTATAAGAAAGACTACTTGGACATCTGGCGTTACTTATGATATGTACCGTCATGATATTAGTGCAACCAATCCATCGCAACCATCAAACGCTGTTGATTTATATTCTGCAAATTACTATGTTTTAAATAGTGACTATAGAGTTTATATTTGTCTTCAAAATGGAACTTCTCCAGAAAATCCATCTGGAAGACCTTCTCTTGATGAACCAACTTTCACCGATTTAGAACCAAGAGAAGCAGGTACAAGTGGTGATGGTTATGTTTGGAAATATCTTTATACCATTAGCCCAAGTGATATTGTAAAATTTGATTCTACAAACTATATGCCAGTCCCCCAGGATTGGGACACAAATACAAGAGATGCTGCAGTAAGAAATAATGCTGCATCAAGTGGTCAGTTAAAAATCGTAACCATTACTAATAGGGGTGTTGGACTAGGAACAGCAAATAGAACGTATACCAGAGTACCGATTCGTGGCGATGGATCGGGTGCAGAAGCAACAGTTGTTATCAACAATGATTCAAAAATCGAAAGTGTAACAGTCTCTAACGGTGGTTCTGGTTATACTTTTGGCACATTAGATCTTGCTGGAGGTAATGTCCCAACAGGAACAACTTTGCCCGTATTCAACGTTATTGTTCCCCCACACGGAGGACACGGCGCAGATATTTACAGAGAACTTGGTGCATATAACGTTCTCCTTTATTCAAGAATTGAAAATGATACTGAAAATCCAGACTTTATCACTGGAAACCAAATTGCAAGAGTTGGTATTGTAGAAAGTCCTCTTAGCTATGATTCTAATAGTATTTTAACTTTAGATAAAGCAAGTGCTGTTTATGCACTTAAACTTACTGGTGTTGGATATAGTTCTGTCGTCTTTGACCCAGACGCACAAATTACGCAGACAGTAGGTGTTGGTTCAACTGCTTTTGGTAGAGTAATTTCATACGACCAGAATACTGGTGTACTGAAGTACTGGCAAGACAGATATCATTGTGGTTTTAACACCAATGGAACACAAAATTCTGCACCAACCTATGGATTTAATTTACATAGGTTTACCGCAGACATTGGAAGTGGTGGTTCCTTCAATATTGTTGGAGGAAGTGCAACATTAGGTATCCAAACAACGTTTGGAAGTGAAAGCAATCCAGGTATTAGTACCGTAATAAATAGTAGGACATACTATCTTGGTCAACAATTTATTAAGGGGGTGTCTCAACCAGAGGCACAAAAATACTCTGGAAATATCATTTATGTTGACAATAGACCCTCAATTACTAGGTCATCAAACCAAAAAGAAGATATCAAAGTCATTTTGCAATTCTAAGGAATTATGTCTCAAGAAACAAACCTCAACGTAGCTCCATATTTTGATGACTACAATGAACCTGTAATTGGCGGTAAAGATAATAATTATTACAAGGTTCTATTCAAACCCGGATATCCAGTTCAAGCAAGAGAGTTGACAACATTACAGTCGATTCTCCAAAATCAAGTTGAACAATTTGGAAATCACTTTTTCAAAGAAGGTGCAAAGGTAATTCCTGGCAACTTAACTTATATTGAAAATTACTATGCTGTACAGGTTGAAAGTAATTTCCTAGGAATTCCAGTATCTTTATATCTTGATAATTTAGTTGGGTTACAAATCAGGGGAGAAACTTCTGGTGTTGTTGCCATCGTAAGGGGAGTAATTACCTCTGATGAATCAGAAAGAGGAAATATAACACTTTATGTTGACTATTACCAGTCAAATCAAAATAATCTGTCATCAAGAGATTTTGAAGATGGCGAAAATTTAATCACTGATTCTAGCATTACTTTTGGAAGTACTTTTATTTCTGCAGGTGAGGGATTTGCAAGAACAATTGCACAAAATTCAACTGCAATTGGATCCGCATTTGCTCTGGGAGAGGGTGTTTACTTTATCAGAGGTTATTTTGTAGAAGTTGATAATGAGACATTAATTTTAGACCAATATACAAATACTCCAAGTTATAGAGTTGGTCTCGATATCATTGAAGAGGTAATATCTGCAGATGTTGATAAAAATTTAAGTGATAATGCAAATGGTTTTAATAACTATACTGCACCTGGTGCAGATAGATTAAAGATAACCGCAAAACTTTCTAAAAAACCAATTGATTCTTTTGATTATCCAAACTTTATTGAACTTGCAAACGTAAAGAATGGTGTTCTTAGAAAATTAAACAAAAATACAGAATATAATCTTTTAGCTGATGAATTTGCTAGAAGAACTTTTGATGAATCTGGTAACTATTATATAAAATCATTCAGCACATTCTGCAAAGAAAGTTTGAATGATGGAAAAGGTAATAACGGAATCTATTTACAGGATCAAAAAACTTCTTCTGGTGCTTCACCATCAGAAGATTTGATGGTTTATAAGATTAGTCCTGGAAAAGCATATGTAAAAGGGTACGAAGTAGAGACTATTTCTCCTGTTGCATTAGATGCTCCCAAAACAAGAACCACAAACACTATTCAAAACCAGGCAGTTAATTTTAGTTTTGGTTCTACACTTCAATTAAACAGATCTTCAGGTGCTCCTTCAATTGGAATCAACACCTCTTCAACGATTAGTCTTAGAGACTCTAGAGTAGGATTAAGTTCATATTCACCATCAGGTAAAGAAATTGGTGTTGCAAGAGTTTATGACTTTGCACTTGAGTCTGGTTCATATGAATTAGAGAATCAAAATATCAATAGATGGGATATTTCATTATTTGATGTACAAACTTATGGCGATCTAAGTGTTAATGAGGCAGTCACTTTAAGTCTTCCAACTTATATCAAGGGCGATTCTAGTGGAGCAACTGCTTTCCTCAAGCATTCTGTTTCTGCGGGAGTTGCATTAACTGTTTATCAAATTTCTGGAAACTTTATTAATGGTGAAAAGTTAGTCTTTGATAGCACAAATGATACAAGAGTTAGTACTGGATTCACCAACTATGGTCTTTCTGATGTTAAATCTCTTCATGCAAATGTAGGAGCATCAAAGACTTTCACTGCAGATACAATTCAATCTGTTTCTAGCTTAGTAGGAAATGGAAACGCATCAATTTCTGCATTCTCTGCAGGTGTTTCTACTATTACTAGCCCAACCGTAGCATTCCCAGGAATTGTTACAACAGGTAATTTAATTCAATATACAAGACCAGAATTTACAGTCAAATCTTTTGCAAGAGTTGATCAAGTATTTACAAATTCTATTGTTGTTAGTGGAATTACTACAGTAGATGGCGTTTGTGATGGTGGATTGCCATCTGCAGTTTCTACTGAAGTAAATGATCTTTCCATTCTTTATACAAAACTCCAGACAACACAAAATAATAATAGTTTATTCTCACCATTACCAAAAGTAAATATTGAATCAGTAGATCTTACAAATTCTTCTTTAGTTATTAGAAAGGAATATGATGTAACCATCACTAGCAATTCCACAAATACAATAACTGCAGGCACGAATCAAGTATTTCTTCCTTTTGACGAAGAAAGATATGTTTTGTCCAGATCTGATGGAACCTTAGAGATTCTTACAGATGATAAGTTCCAATTTACAAACGGTTCAACAGAACTTGTAATTAATGGTTTAGGATCTGATGATTCTGGTGCTAAATTGATTGCCACTTTAAGAAAAGAATCGGTAACTTCAAAAGTAAAAAGAAAGATACCAGTTGAATCTTTAATTGTTAATAAGTCTAAGTATGATTATTCCGGCACAGGAACAACGACAAAGAATGATGGTTTAGTACACGGATTATATCCTTTTGGAACTCGTGTCCAGGATGAAAAGATTTGCTTAAATGTTCCTGATGTTATTAAGATTCATGGAATTTATGAATCAAATGATACTTCAGATCCAGTTCTTCCAAACTTAGTTGTTGGATCTTTGGATGGTCCAACAGCAAAAACCGACGATTTGATTATTGGTGAAGAATTTGTTGGATCCATAAGTGGCGCAAGAGCAGTTTATGCAGAAAGATTGAGCAGCAGCAAAATATCGTTTGTTTATTTGAACAAAAATGTTTTCCAAGATGGGGAAGTTGTCAAGTTCTTAGAATCAAACGTTAATGGTATTGCATCTACCCTCAATCAGGGTAGCAAAAATGTTACAGATAATTTTACTTTCTACAATGGTCAAAAATTAAGCCATTATGACTACAGTTACATTATAAGAAAGCAAAACATTAAAGAACCCACAAGAAAGATAAAAGTTGTCTACGCTCGTGGTTACTATGATACTTCTGAAACTGGTGATGTAACAACTGCAAGTTCTTACAACTTTTTCGATTATGGAAAAGAAGTTCAATCCGTCAATCAATTCAGAAATACTGATATTTTAGATGCTAGACCTAGGGTTAGCAACTTTACAGTTTCATCAGGTTCCAAATCTCCATTTGAATTTGATGGAAGAACATTTACTGGCGGAAATCATAGCACAAATTATGTTTTAGCTTCTGACGAATCCGAAACTTTATCATTTACATATTATCTGCCTAGAATTGACCGTGTTTATTTGACACAAGAAGGCATTTTCCAATTAAAAATTGGCGAACCTTCAGATAATCCCAAACTTCCTGAGGAAGTTTCAAATGGATTGAACATTGCTAACATTGCATTACCTCCATATCTTTATGATGTTAAGGATGCTGAGGTAACATTTGTTGAGCACAAGAGATATCAAATGAGCGATATCTTTAGACTAGAGAAGAGAATTAAAAATCTTGAATATTATACAAGTTTGTCTCTTCTTGAGAATAATACAGCTAATCTGTTCATTTCCGATTCAGTGGGTCTTAACAGATTTAAATCTGGATTCTTAATTGATAATTTTTCATCTGTTGGTGTTCAAGATAATACTGTAGGTGTAAAGAACAGTGTAGACCTGCAAAATGGACATTTAAGACCATCACACTATACAACTTCACTGAACCTTGAACTTGGTTCAGATGCAATTGCTGGTATTGGAACGACTACAAATGCGTCTCAAGATAAAAATTATTTGAGCAACATTCTTGGCACAAACATCAAGAAAACTGGCAGTGTCCTGAGCTTGGATTATGATGAAGTTCTTTGGGTTGAACAACCATTTGCAACAAGAGTTGAAAATGTTACTCCTTATCTTGTAAAAACTTGGGAAGGATCTATTGAACTTGAACCAACAGTTGATGTATGGATTGACGTAAATCGTCTTGAACTTAGAGACGTTAGAATGGAAGGTTCATTCCTTGGTGTTGCTGAAGCATTAAGAGCAGAAGTTACAGATCAAGCAGATGGGTCAAGACTTGGTGTAAGTCCTATTATTTGGAATTCCTGGGAAACTAATAATATCAGGCAGGATCTTGGACTTGAATTGAGTGCAAGTATGTCGTCTTCCTCAAGCACGACTGATCTTGGCGATGGTCAACAAGAAGTTTCTACTACAACTAGTGTTGAAATTGGTGGAAGTGTAAGTCTTACAACAAACTTAGATCAAAGAAGAACTGGTGTTCAACATACAGTTAGAGAGCAAATT